GGTTCACAACATGTATTCACTGTATGTGTTCACCGAAGCAACTCATTGAAAAGATTCATTGAACGGATTCGCTGAATGGAACCCACCGGGGGCAGGGGGTACGGGTGTCCTTTGTTTATGCATATCACACCAAAACATTTTCTCACAGAAATCCTGGAAAGTTCCCCTTGCGGGGTTGACTTTTGCCTTAAAATATGTTATAATATTCCTGTAAGGAAAAGACACTTACAGAGAGTTCCTTTGAAGGATCACGCCCGAGACCCTCTCCACTCTCTTTCGGGGTCCTTTTCTGCTTTCGCCCTCTCCACTCTAGAAAAGGAGTGGTTGTAGGATAATAGTTGTAGATGGCTATATTCTACAACAGCCTCTTTCTCCCACCTTTTCTTCCACCCCTTAATTGAACACTTCGGCCTAACGGCTACTCCGAAGTGATCTCTTAAGAGAGGGCCTTTTCCTCTTTTTTGTCTTTCTCAAGCTTGCGCCAGCAAGCGCCACTCAAAGGATTCGAGCTTTGGCCAAACTAACTCTAAAAGACCCCGGGGCCAACTTCCGGTCCACGACTCAAATTTCTGACAATAACACCCTTATCGAGGACGCTATCGAAAACACCCTGAGTCGAGACGGAACCAGTCCGAATCAGATGGAAGCAAACCTTGATATGAACTCAAACCGGGTTCTAAATCTCCCGGAACCAACAAGCGACAGTGAACCCTACCGAAAAGTCGACATCGACAGCGGCATTGGCCCTGACATCACGACCGTTGCCTCCAACATCTCCGACGTCTCCACTGTTGCCACGGACATCTCCGACGTCTCCACGGTCGCAAGCGATTTAACTGGGGACGACACTGTTGGTTCTGTGGCCTCCCTTATTGTTGCAGGTTCCCCCGGGTTTATCAGTGTTGCCTCCGCGGGGACAGCAAACGTCCGGTCTTTAATTTCCACGGGCAACGGTCTGTCGGTTTCTAACGCTGACGGAGCTTCAGGGAACCCTACCTTCTCTCTCAGTCAAGACCTCCGAACTTCTGCCTCCCCTGAGTTTGCTGGGTTGACGCTAAACGGCGTGGGCTTCTCCCCCACGGGCGCTGTGGTCGGTCAGGCGCTCGGCTACCCCAACAGCTCGACCACGGTTGAGCCGTACACGCCTGCGGGGGGCGGTGATACGCTAGCTGCGGCAGACGAAGAAATCACCGGGGACTGGGGCTTCCCTGGATGGTGCGCTTTTACCAGTCGAACAGCGGCAGAAGCAGGCGACACCCACAGTGCTGAATACCTGCACATTGGTGACTTGGTTTTTGTTGCGGACGGTTCAGGAACGGCATTAACAACTGGTGATGGCCGAACTTGGTCACCGGCGGGCACGGTGTACCCTGATCACTTTGCAGAAAACACGACGCCGAAAACCACTGACATGACTTCGGCTATAAATGCCGCTTTGGCCTTTTCCAAAGAGGTGCGCCTGAAGCCGGTTCAGTACAGGATTACGGGTCAAATTGAAGTGCCAGAAGGGACAACGCTGTTTGGCGCAAGCAGCACTTCAGGTGCTTATCTGGACAACGTAGGAGCTGGAGCAGGTAATGGCGCTTTGCGCGAGGAAGGTGGGAGCTTTCTCTGGGTTGATTTCGGCAACGGAATTGATGACAGCACGCTTTCTACATATTACGCAAATGCAGCCGTTTTGCTCAATAATGGGTCTGGCATCATTGGGGTTTCCTTCTGGTATCCAGGTCAGGATATGGAGCTTGTCGCGCCTGCGGCCCCTACCGCATACCCGCCAGCTATTGCCGCATCAGCTCAGTGCCGTGGTGCCGTAATTGAGCGGGTTAACCTTGGAAATGCCTATGTCGGCATTGATGCATGGCGCGATCACGGACACCTTTACATTAACGAAGTTGTCGGCTTCCCCATCTACCGAGGCATTATTCTCGGTTCTATGGAAGACAACGACTACGTGACAAACGTCCATTGGGCTGGTCGCCGTGTGTTCTTCAATGATCAAGGTGAGAGCTGGCAAGAAAGCGACTTGCCAGAGTGGATTGATGAGAACGGCACAGGATTTTATCTTGGGCGCGTAACTTGGACCCGGTTTAAAAACTGCTTTGCGATTGGCTACAATTATGGATTTGAGCTTGTTTCGCAGTCTGCTGATGCTGGCAATGACATTAACACCGCTGGTGCAGTTCAAAACTGCTCATGGGTGGGATGCGGCTTTGACAGCGTTCGAGTCGGCATTAAGGGAACTGGCGCACAGGGGCGCTTATCCATCATTGCATGCGAATTTGCACCACTAAGCTTGTATGATGCGTCGGCAACGGGCTTGGCGGGCATTGACCTAGACAACACGGGCGGCACGGTCACTGACGTAACGATTATGTCGTGCCACTTCTGGGCAGTTCGTGAGAACTGCATTAAGCTGACCGATCAGCCGCGCTCAAAAATCATCGGCAACACCATTTACGAAGTCGGCAACACTAACTCTGGTACTGGCATTCTGCTTGATAACTGTGACGATAGCGTTGTAGCAAACAACACCGTGGATTGTGTGGCCGCAAACAATAACACCAACCGTGGTATTGACGCCATCCGGTCAGATCGCCTGATTATAGATGGAAACACGGTTCTAAACTTCGACAGCAATCCAATCCGCATTGATGTTTGTGACGATTGTCAGGTGATTAATAATGTCGGTAGCGGAAACGATCTAGAGCTATACACTGACGCAAACAGCACCAAAAAATACTACAACTTAGCCCGCAATAATCGGGATGAAAATACGCCGTTTTACGACAACACTGATGTTACCAGCTCAATTCTTGAAGTCCCGTTGGGTCTTGAGTTTTTGAGTTACAGCGGCACAAGTGGCGTTTCTGGGCTTCCTCATGGCTTTGTTGGTCAGAAACTAACTATTCGTTTTGCGGCACCTTGTACGCTGACTAGCGAAGATGCAGGAGTTAACCAAGAACAGCGCTTGTTCTTGACTGGCGACTTTTCCGCTTCAGCTGGCGATACAATTGATCTTGTGAGCGCTGGGTCTTTGGGTTGGTACGAAAAGTCACGCGCCGAAGATATCCCTGTGTTTAACAGCGATTTGAGATTTGCTGGCAATCTTGGCAATGAAAATGGCGTGACGCTGATTGATAGCAGCGGCAATCATTTCGCTGAGGGCACCCTGCCTTATTATAGTTGGTACGAGACTGATGCAGGAGCCGATCAAAAGCGCTGGCGGCTGCAAGCTCAGGGTGCTGCGTGGCAGTTAATTACCCGCACCGACGCTGACGCTTTTACGGCTACAGTTTTAGATGTAGACCGATCAGGTAATCTGGATATTAGCGGGTCTTATTCATCGGGCGGTACAAGCGGCGTAACCGGTACTTTTGTGGACAATGGCGGAAACACAATCACCGTAACGGGTGGCGTTATTACAGGGTTGTCGTGACAATGCTGGGTCTGGGGCTGGCACGAGATTAGCCGGTTCAATAACGCTTCGTAGCGATGGGGTTAAAATGAAAAACGAACTTTATAATCCAAAAGGATTATGTCAACCTGAGGGCCCGCCCTACCGCGGAAAGCAAAACATCCCTCTCACCAAAGCTCTTTTTTGGCACTGCTGGTCTGAGTCCCCTAATCACGCTCGGTATCTTCCGGTTTTTGTTCTGAAGCACAATTGGGACAGCCGTAACCAGTTTGATGCCAACATTGAAACCCTGGGAGGCAAAAAACTTATTGAAGTACACGAAACTTTCCTGGAATGTGATGATCCAACCGGATACACTTGGGCCATTAAATATCTTGATGATTACGAAGTCTACAAAAGACTTCTGAAATACGACTGGTTTTCGTCCAAGATTGAAAAACTTTGTGAAGAAATTGTCCGCCGCAAGAAGGCTAAGGCTTTCACCAAGCTTGAACAGATCCTCGAAGACGGGAATGACAGCCAGGCTCTTGCTGCCGCGCGGTATATCCTCGAAGAGGGTTGGGAGAAACAGCCTTCAAAGCGCGGTCGTCCCTCCAGGGATGAAGTTGAAGGTGAACGAAAACGAGTGGCAAAACTCACGGCTGAAGAGCAGGAAGACGCAGACCGTATCAGCCTTGTCGTGAACAACACAAGGGAAAAGTAGAAATGCCAACTGCAGGACGTAGGCGAGCACAAGCTAAATACAACTCCAAGCCCGAACAGAAAAAACGTCGAGCCGCTCGGGGGCGGGCCCGGTACAAACTAGAGAAAGAGGGTAAAGTCCGGAAGGGGGACGGCAAGGATGTCGACCACAAAGACGGCAACCCCAACAACAACTCTAAGTCCAACCTTCGGGTGAGGTCAAAATCCGCCAACCGAAAGGACAACCGCCGTGGCCGCAAGCGTAAGTAGGGACGAAATCCGAGCAGCAGCCGAGGCTGACCTCGAGACCTTTATTCGCCTTATTGCGCCTTATCAGGTCCTCGGAGGCGTGCACCAAGAGCTGTGCCAGTGGTGGACCCGTCAAGGGGCCAAACAACACCAGCTTGTCCTTCTTCCCCGGGACCATGCCAAAAGCCGTATGGTGGCCTTCAGAGTTGCTTGGGCCCTCACCAAAGACCCAACCCTCCGTGTGTTGTACATCAGCGCCACAGCCAACCTTGCGGAAAAGCAGCTCAAGTTCATCAAAGACATTCTTGACAGCAAAATCCACCGGCGTTACTGGCCTGACCACGTCCACCCCGACGAAGGTAAGCGGGAACGCTGGACAGCCTCCGAAATCAGTCTTGACCACCCTAAGCGGAAGGAGGAAGGTATCCGGGACCCCTCAGTGTTCACCGGGGGCCTTACCACTTCCCTTACCGGCCTCCACTGCGACATCGCAGTCTTGGACGACGTAGTGGTCTACGAGAACGCCTACACCGAAGAAGGCCGCCGCAAGGTCCAGAGTCAATATTCTCTTCTTTCTTCCATCGAGGGCGGTGACGCCCAAGAATGGGTAGTGGGCACCCGTTACCACCCCAACGATCTTTACAGCGAAATGCTGGAGATGCAGGAAGAAATATTTAATGCAGATGGTGAGATTGTCAGTAGCGAGCCTGTCTACGAAATCTTTGAGCGAGTTGTCGAAGATGTGGGCGACGGTACTGGAGAATTCCTCTGGCCTCGCCAGCAGCGGACAGACGGGAAATGGTTCGGATTCAACCAGCAGATTCTCGCCCGTAAACGAGCTAAGTATCTCGACAAAACTCAGTTCCGAGCTCAATACTACAACGATCCTAACGACGTTGGAGGGGGTGGGGTTGACCGATCTCTGTTCCAATATTATGATCAGCAATACATTAACCAGTCCGGGGGCCACTGGCTTTACAAAGACGAAAAACTTAACATTGTTGCTTCAGTAGACTTCGCATACACCACTGGTCGACGTTCAGACTATACAGCAATTGTTGTCGCCGGAATGGACAGTTCTCGTAACATCTACGTCCTTGACATCACCCGCTTTAAAACCGACCGAATCTCCGACTACTTCGACCAGATCTTTAAGCTCTACACCAAGTGGCAATTTAGAAAGCTGGTTGCAGAAACTACGGCAGCTCAAGCAGCAATTGTCAAAGAGTTGAAGCATAGCTATATCGTCCCTCAGGGGCTCGCTATGAGCATTTCAGAGGTCAAGCCTACCCGACATGAAGGAGCCAAAGAAGAGCGCCTGTCGGCCATCCTAGAGCCCGTATATAGCAACAACCAAGTTTGGCATTACCGCGGCGGCAATTGTCAGGTGCTTGAAGACGAACTTGTG